TTCCGCCAGTCAAGTTGCGTGAGCTTCGGGTCATTGAGCTTGCGTAGTGCGTGCAATAAATGGACTTCAGTGTCGGCAACGATGGCAGTCGGGTAACCGCGAGCGCCGACTTTAGTCGCAATCACCGGTAAGCCGTAAGCCATAGCCCTTGCATTCTTGAGTGAGGTTCCGCTTCCAGTCCTAACTAGGTTTACGAATGCGTAAGCGTTGCTGAAGTAGTTGTCCTTCTGTTCCTCAGTGATTGCACCTACTAGCTCGACGTTCTCTGAGTCGGTCTTGACTAGCTGAGCGCATGGGCCGAGTATCTGGATTGTGTATCCATCGAGTACCGGTGCAAGGTTCACTAGGTCTTGTGCTGCCTTGACGTTAGGGCCATAGATCGAGCCAATAAAGATTAGGTTCTTTGTCTTTCCTTCGGCCGGGTTGCTTGGGATGTCCGTGCCGTTAGGAATGTAGTGCATCGCCGTCTCGACTTGGTATCGCTTTTTCAGCAGTAAGGCATCGACCTCGGAGCAGACTGTTATGGCTTTAGCCTTAGTCACGGCTTGCGTCTCTAGTTCCTCTACCAATTGAGCGTCGTAACTGTTAGGCCAACGTGTTTGCGTTAGGTAGCCTTCGGCATTGTGAGCGTCATAGATAAAGGGCACGTCACCTACGAACGGGTAGAGCCAGGGATGCTCAAGAATAATAAGGTCTGGTTTTTCCTCCGCGATTGCATCCTTTAGCGTGGTTAGGTTGTTCTTGGTAAGCATCGGCATTGGGTCGTAAGTCATTACGCCTAGCTTCATTAGCTTCTCCGACTGCTCGACGGCAGCGGGATCGGCAGGGACGAGTCGATACTTCATCTCGCCTACGGAGCCTTCCTGACTGACACCTTGCCAGTTGAGTGCAATAGTGGTTAGCTCCCCGACGCGAGTGAGTAGGTTATAGCATCGCTCGGCCCCGCCGAAGTTTGGAGGGATGATGTTGAACGGTGTTAGCGCGACGATCTTAATTAGATACCTCCGAAGTCGAACGCATCTTGACTAAGACGATTGGCGATTAGCTCACAATACTTTTCTTCCATCTCTACTCCAATGACCTTGCGACCTAGATTGCGTGCAGCGACAAGTGTTGCACCCGATCCGGCAAAAGGGTCTGCTATGACTCCAGTAGGACACTTTGCAATCAGTCTTTCCATAAGACCGACTGGCTTGGGAGTTGGATGCCCTAGTCTGGCAACTTCTCCATAAGCGCCATCTCTACGGTCGTCAGTTACCAAGACATTCTGTTCTGGCTTGCCTGTAAAGCCTTTACCCAAGACGTAGATTTCCTCGTCTGCACTAAACCAAGCATGACTTCTCATACCTGGTATGTTGGCCCGCTTATACCAAATTAGGCGAGTTCGAGTTGCCTGTGGTCTTGGGATCTTCCACGAACCAAACACTAAAGCAGGTTTCTCTCCCCATAGGTCTAGTGATGCGTCTCTCACTACTGGATTTGAGTCGTTGTTTACCTTTTCGCTTTTTGGCACGTTTGCATTACTCATAGTGCTAGATTTCCAGGCCACTCCATAAGGCGGATCAGTTACTAGGACATCAGCCTTGAGCCACTCAGTCACCTCTAGGCAATCGCCGTGATAAAGCGTCACTAAATCGTTCTCAAAATAAGGCTGCATCATTTGTCCGTTGAGTAGAACCCAGAGCCGGTGAACTTGACACTAGGCGAGCCGTAGTCTCTCACCATCTCGGCTTTGCAATGCGAGCAGATTGGGATACTTAGCTCGCGGTTAATTGCAGTGATGAGTGTTGCACTCTGGTCGCAGGTGCGGCACTTGTAATCGTAGGTTGGCATTAGAAAAGTTTTTCTTTCTCTTGATCCTGCGTTGCACCTAGCGTAGCTTCGGCGTGCTTTAGCCTGCCCTCAATAATCGGTATGTAGTCCTCAGTCAGTTCAATACCGACAAACCTAAAGCCCTCAAGGATTGCTGCCTTGCCTGTTGAGCCTGAGCCTGTAAACGGGTCAAGGACTGTTCCGTTAGGTGGGGTTACGAGCTTGACTAGGTAACGCATTAGGTCGGTTGGTTTGACTGTTGGGTGGAAGTTCTTTGCCCCTGATGTTCGACCTGCTTCCGCTCTGGGATTATCCATACCAGAAGAACCCTCTTTGCGATCTACCATTTTGGCAGCGGATGTTGCCTCTAAATCCTCTAGCCCTTCGTTCCTGTCACGCTTTGAGGCTTTAGCGACATAGAAGAAGCGAGATGCACCGCCCTTATCGTCAAAGCCACCTCTAGGAGTTTCTGAATTTTCTTTGCCCCAATCCATAGGACTAGGGTGCGTGCCAGATTTGCCTCCCGACTTGCTAACGCTCACACCGCTCTGCTCGTCTAGTATCTCTGCACTGTATTCGTCAAGGATTACATTTGCAGGCCAGCGACCTTGAACTGTCTTTTGATAACTCTTGCCCGATGGTTGCCAGTTGTCATCCATAAAATTTGAGCCAAATCCATTTTCGGTAATAGTGTCGGTTCTTTCCTCTGTCCCTATCCTGCTGCCGTCTATGTTTAGCGCACCTGTCCCATGAGTTAGGACATTCTCTGCGACTGTGCCGATTAGGGGTTTGCGAGCGACAACGATAGGTTCAAAGGCAGGTTTCAGTGCTGTTCCCCATCCTTCCCATTGTTTAGCTTCGGGTGTTGAGGGTGCGGTGATGTTGCGATTTTCGCCGTAGTGGTCAATGTCCTGTGGTATCCCTGAGCCTGAATGAGAAAAGACTCCAACTCTGGCCTGACTAACGCCAACAACTTCTCTTTCTGCCCCTGCTGCCTTGTCTATTGCCTTTGAGACATCTAGCGACTTAGGGAATCCTGACCCATACATCCAAGCGATTGAGTCCCTGACCTCGAACCCTGCATCCTCGATAGCGACTGCGACTCTGTGCCAAGTGCGAGTGCCGCCGAAAGACAAAAGGTGTCCACCTGGCTTTAGAATTCTCAGGCACTCTTTCCATAGCTCAACCGAATAAGCGATACCGCTACCATCCCAAGACTTTGACATGAACGAAATTTCATAAGGTGGATCGGTGACGATTGAGTCAATTGAGTTGTCCTCTAGGGTTGGCAAGACATCGAGGTTTGAGCCGATGTGGACTGTGTAGGTTTCGCCGGTAATCATAGTTTGAAAACTGTCCCCGTAAAGTCCACGCCCTTCTCTAGCGTAAAAGTCGCTAAGCCTGGCACTGAGTCCTCGCCTGTTACCTTTTTCCACCATCCTGAGCCGTTGTCCATAGTTGGAGCCATGACTAGGAAGCGTGACGTTCCTCGCGGTGTCGATCCCATCTCAGTCACTCGGAGGTGATGCCAGTGGCCGTGCACGAGCACCGAAGCGTCAGCGACCGGCTGGCGGCCGAATGCCTGCCCTCGCCACCAAGTAGCCATCATGTCTGGTCTACGTGCCTGATGCCCGTGCACTACGCCGAGGATGTGGAAGCCATCATTGAATACGTCAATAGCGAGGGACTCATCGTGAGTCTGCGGCTCAAGGAATCGAATGTTTAGTTCTTTTTCCTTCGCGAGCCGAGCGAGTTGTCGCCCTATGAACACGCCCCAGTCGTCGGTGGCCTTGCCGATCACCTGTTTTCCGATGCGGAACTGGCAGTGATTGGAACCGACGGATGCGTAGGTTATTTGTGGGACGTGCTCATAGAGCAAGCTTAGGGTTTGCCAGGCGAACGTGGTTGCTAGATCAACCTGCTCCATAAGGCTTAGGTCGTTCGTGGCAAGTTGCTGTAAGTCGGCAGCGTTGTAGAAGGACTCGATTGTGTCTCCGAGGTCGGCAAAGATAATCTGCTCGGGCCGGTCACGCTTTACCATCTCAATCAAGCGAGACTGCATTAGGGCCACGCGCTCGATTAGGGACTGCGAATTGCCTCTGTAATCGACCTTGCCTACTTGTAGGTCTGACCATAAGACAACTAGGGCCTTTTCCTGAGTGCTTCTGACCTTTGGAGCCTTGACTTTTTTCTTGGCTTCCGCAAGTAGTAGTGGGAGGTCGATGCCAGCGGTCTTGCGCCTAAACGTGAACCGATAAGACGTTAGCCACTCTCCGCCTTCACGCTGTTGCCAACGTGAGGTTCTGACCGGAGGGATGATGTCGATTTCCTCGGGATTGAGTCCAGCGTCAATCAGGAAATCGTCGAAGTTTTGCGGCTCGGTTTCGTAGCCTGGCGTTGTCGCCGTGCCTTCCGTGCCATCAAACTCGACTCCAGGTCGAAAGTTTGCCGGTGCGGTTACTTTTGGTGCTGGCTTTAGGTTTTCTAGCATCTAATCAAGCCTACTTGCACGGGCACTCGCGCCGTCTATGGCGCAGGATTGTCGTGTCGCTTACCGTGATGCCTCGCTCGCGTAGTTGCCGTGAAAGTGCTTTAGCCGGCCATGTAAGATCGGAGGTCGCTGCCAGAAGGACTTTGCGGTCGTCTGGCTCTAGCGATTCTGCAATGTCGGCTACTTTGCAGTAACCGGTGTTCGGTAATGGCTTGCTCAGTCCTTCTAACATGACTCCCCTTAGATTGTGATGTCGTTTTCGTCCGCGATCAATGTTTGCACGATTTGGATTAAGTGCGGATTGTTTCCCGCTCCGAGTGTCGCTTTGGCTGAGATGTAACGAGCCAAGTCTTTTCGGATGTTGTCGAAGTCGTTAGACCAGATGAGGTTGTCATCGTCGAGCAGTCCGGCTGCTTGCTTGAAATCGGCGTACAGCTGATCGTTAGTCCTCTTGAGTATAGATTTTCGCATAATGCCCCTGGTCGTATTCGTCGATGTAGTCGTTTAGGTCATCGAGATAGACATAGTCGCCGTTGTCTCTGTTCATGCTGGCTTCTTTGGCTAGTCGAAGTATGGCAAGGCGTTCGTCTTTCCTGCCTTGCTGGTAGCTGAGAATGCTACTGCGTGCAATTAGGTCGTTTAGGTCACTCACTGGATTTTCCCTTCAATGATGTCCATTACTATTTCGATGGTCGCAGCGTTGCCCCATTGACCTTCTTCGCGTAGCTCTAACATCTTTTTCCTTAGCCAGTTGATTACTCTGGTTTGCTGAAGATCACTCATGGTCTACCTCGTCTAAGTGTCGTATTGGATCGAGCGGAACGTTGATGCCCAAGTCGCGCTCGTGCTTTAGGTGATTGTCAAGGTCGCGGATTCGGTTTATGCGGAAGCCTGACCAACGCCGATCGTCAGTCTCAACTATCGGTGCGGCAATCAAGCCCATTTCCTTGAACCGCTCTACGGCTTTAGGCGACCGGTTGAGTTGCTTTACCTGGTATTGAATGCCGAGCTTGTCGAACTCGCGCTTAGTCTGATTGCACTGCACGCAATTAGGCAGCTCCCAGACTGTTATT